GAGATAATCAAAATTCTATCAGCATTTCAGGCTAACTTTGATTCACAGCAGCACTCAGGTAAGTACGGCAAGAATAACAGGTCATCCAACACATACTACATAACCGGATCTGATACTCAAAGAACCATGAAGAAAAGAACTGGTGAGCCGATTGCAGTAAAAAGAACCCCTGCCATTTGGAGGAGAAATGTGTATGGAGCAAAGCCAATGTTTTTCATAACTAAACACGCTCCAAAATATAAAGCTGTATTCAACTTTGAGGATATAGTAAAGGCAAAGTTTAACGAATGCATAGGCAGCAACTTCAATGCAGCCTTTGAATATGCATTGAGCACAGCAAAGCTAAAGAAGTGACGGGACAAACGATAACAAAACGGCAAAGAGCGTGCCAAAGTAAAAAAAGGTACTTCCAGAGGAGTTTTCGATGGGGTCACATTCGAAGCCATCCATCGCGGTAGTCACAGTTGTCATCCGGAGTTGTCACCCCCGGATTTTTGACTTTTTTTGATCGGTAATTTTGTGGATTTGTTTTAAAATCATGTAGTTAGAAAATTGAATAGACTGGATCAATACAAACATATGGCACTATTATCACTAAGAAAATATGCGGAACACAGAGGTGTTTCACTTGCGGCAGTGCAGAAAGCTATTGCTGCCGGGCGCATAATAGTTGCCAAAGAAGAACAGCAGGGATCAAAGACATTAAAATTTATTGATCCGGTATTAGCAGATCGAATGTGGAATGAAAGAACGGATCCTCAGCAGCAGCGTGTCGCAACCCGCAGGGAAATGGGCCGCGAAATTCCATCAGGCAAACCCACTGACAGTATTCCAATCAGTTTATTTCCTGAAACGAAAGCTCCGGATGTGGATCCGGCTGTACAGGGAAAAAATTCTCAGGGCGCATATGGTGATGCCTATAATAAGGCACGCTCTGTAAAGGAAGAGTACAATGCCAAAATTGCCGAAATAGAATACAATGAACGTCTGGGAACTCTGGTTGATAAAAATGAAATGGCAAGAGAACTATTTAATATTGCATCCAGCGTGCAGCAGAATCTGTTGAACATCCCCCTGCAGATAGCCTCAATAATACAGGCCAGATGTATGGCGTTTGTTGATGAACGTGAAAGTAATCCCGCAGCTGCTCTTGACGTGAAAGAAATTGAGGACATTATCAGCGGTGAAATAAAACAATCGCTGGAAGGGATTGCAAATGCAATTGACACTGCAATCGCCTGATACATCTGTAAGATTTTGCGTAAAAAGTTTTTTAGAAGGTTTAAGACCACCTCCTGATGAAACCATTGATGAATGGGCTGACAAAAACAGAGTGCTTTCATCAAAATCATCCGGCGAGCCCGGCAAGTGGCGGACATCACGAGTACCATACACCAGAGAAATCTGTCAGGAACTGTCCACCCAATCACATGCAGACGCAGTTGTATGGCAAAAAGGAACTCAGGTAGCGGCAACTGAGGTCGGAATAAACTTCATTCTGAACACAATTGACCGGTCTCCCGGCCCGATTATGGCACTGTACCCGACAATTGACATGGGTAAAAAGTACAGCAGGGTACGTTTACAGCCAGCAATTGAGGCATGCAAGTCTTTGTTGACAAAAATTAAAGACAACCGCAGTCGTGACAGTGGAAATACAATCCTGCAGAAAGACTTCCCTGGCGGAACTTTAATAATCGCAGGCGCAAACAGTGCTGCCGGACTGCGCTCCATGCCGATGCGGTTCGGCCATTTTGATGAGATAGATAATTATCCTGACAATGTGGATGGTGAAGGAGATCCGCTGTACCTTGCAGAGAAGCGGGCAACAAACTTTTCACGTAAGAAATTATTTTATACGTCAAGCCCAACAATTAAAGGGCTTTCGCGCATCGGCAAAAAATTCCGTGAATCAGATCAGCGATACTACTATGTTCCCTGCCCGCACTGCAAAAAGCCACAGTTGATAAAATGGGAAAACATAAAGTATACGAATGATAATCCGGAAACGGCACACCTGCAGTGCATACATTGTAATGCAAAAATTGAGGAATATCATAAAACATGGATGCTGGAACGTGGTCAATGGATAAAGCATAATCCCAAATCAAGGATCCCCGGATTTCATCTATCTGCTCTTTATTCTCCACTTGGCTGGTATAGCTGGAAGCAGGCTGTAAAGGAGCACCTTGAATCTATTGGTGATCCGCTTCTCAGGCAGGTATGGGTAAATACCGTTCTGGGTGAAGAGTGGGATGATGATATTCAGTCAACAGTTGATACCCATTTTCTGCAATCAAGATGTGAGAAATACAATGCGCAGGTACCGAAGGGCGTGGTGTTTCTCACTGCCGGTGGTGATGTGCAGGATGACAGAATAGAAATATCAATATACGGATGGGGCGCAAAATACGAACACTGGCTCATTGATCATGCTGTGTTCTTCGGTCCTCCGGATCATGAAGAGGTATGGGAAGAGGTTGATGATTACCTGGCTCAGCGCTGGACACATGAAACTGGTGTGTCAATGGGGATCGCCTGGACATTCATTGACTCTCAGGGACACAACACAGACTTCGTATACGAGTTCTGCAGAAAGAGATTCCGTCGCAAAATTTTTGCAATCAAGGGTATGCCAGGTGCAGGAAAAGCAGTGGTACATTCAATACGTAAAAATAAAAAGAATAACCTGTACCTGATTCTGATCGGCACACATCAGGCAAAAGATTATCTATATGCTCAATTAAAATTAAAAAATCCGGGTCCGGGATATATTCATTTTCCGGAAGGTGTATCAGCCACATTTTTTGAACAATTGACGGCAGAAAAAAAGAAGTACAAGCGGGAAGGCGGCAAGCAGGTATCGTTCTATGAATTGCCATCAGGTAAACGTAACGAGACACTGGACTGTTATGTATATGCTCTGGCTGCTTTAAAAATGTCGAAGGTTGATTTGAATGGTCTGGTATCGAAGGGAATAGTTTTTAAAGCGGAATACTCACATCCTATTAGTTTACGTAAAAATAAATAACTATAATTTATCAATGGAGGAATCATGTCGACTTTAACAACTGCAACTGAAATGGTAGATTTGTATATTCAGGCAGAAAAAAACGTATTGGCAGGTCAGTCGGTTTCAATCGCAGGCAAGGCATTCACGTATGCAAATATTGTAGAGATAAGGGCCGGACGCCAGGAATGGGAAAAGGTCGTATCACGGTTATCTGACAACAGGAGAGGTCCAAAAGTTTCACGAGTAATTCCGTTGGATTAAGGTGTCATATATATAATGTTAACAGTAATTTTAAGTATATCATTTTGTTAAGTACCGCGCGGTACGAAACGGGACGACGCGGGATTTGAACAAGGTTGCTTTGTGTATATATTATCATTATGCAAAAGCAATCTTGTATAGTAGATCAATATGGACGCAATTACGCGTCAACCGGTTATATCTCTTCAGGATCATCGCGCAGGTCAATGAAGGGGTGGAATCCCTCAGCTAATTCTGCTGACAAGGATATCATCCCCTCAATTAACGAGATGAGAGCATCATGTCGTGACCTGTCAATGAACGCACCCCTTGCCTCCGGTACACTCAACAGATTTAAAGATTCTGTAATCGGGCATGGATTGTATCTGCAATCATCTATTAATCGTGAATTCCTTAAACTCGAACCTGAACAGGCAGAAGCCTGGGAATCCAATGTTGAACGTGAATTCGCTCTTGTTGCAGGCACAAAAGAAATTGACGCTGAGAGAACATCTAATTTCTATCAGCTTCAGGCTCTTGTCTACTACTCTAAATTATTGAGCGGTGATATATTCTACATGCTGCCCAATATCCCCCGAACCGGTGTACCATACGACATTCGAATCAAGACACTTGAAGCAGATCTGATATCAAATCCAAACAATCAGATGGACACAGAAACAATAGCCGGAGGGATTGAGGTTGATGACAACGGAGCACCTGTTGTTTATCACGTGTCCAAAAAGCATCCTGGCGGGCTAATGGTGTTTAATAATGAATGGATAAAAATTCCCGCCTATGCAGCCCGAACCGGTCTGCGGCAGGTTTTCCATTTTTATGAGAAACTGCGTCCAGGACAAAGAAGGGGCTATCCCCTATTCGCTCCAGTGATAGAATCATTGAAACAATTGACACGATTGACAGAATCTGAATTGATGGCAGCTGTTGTTGCATCTTTCTTTACGGCATTTATAAAAACTGAAACTGGTGATGAGCTCGATGTACAGTTTGACGAAAATGAAAATGCTGCACCAACAGACAGTTCCAATCAAAAGCAGATGGGCAGTGGAAGTATTGTCCATCTTGCCAATGGCGAAAGCATTGACCTTGCAGCACCCAGCCGTCCAAACGGTGCGTTTGAACCTTTTTTCAATACTCTTGTAAAAGAAATAAGTGCTTCATCGGGTATACCCTTTGAGGTTGTAATGCTTAACTTTACATCGTCGTACAGTGCTGCAAGGGCAGCATTGCTTATGGCATGGAAAGTTTTCATGAATCATCGTGTCGATTGCGCGAGAGAATTTTGTCAACCAGTATATGAACGTTTCTTATTAGAAGCAGTTATCAAAAGGCGAATAATAGCACCGGGCTTTCTTGATAATATTGCCATTCGTATGGCATGGTGCAGCTCCCGATGGGTTGGTCAGGGACAGGGGCAGATCAACCCGACTGTTGAAACCAAAGCTGCGATAATGCGTATTGACAACAAGCTGTCAACACGATCAAAAGAAACTGCCATGTATGATGGTGATGACTGGAACTCAATGGCAGATTCTCTGGCCCGTGAGGATCAGATAATAAGAGATAAGTTTCCCACAGCCACAGTCGCAACCAGTAAAGATGATGGTCCCGATTATCAATATAAGTATGATGATGATTAAAGTGAAAAAGGGAGAACCGGAATGAAATTTAGTTTTGACTGGATAGCATCTCATCGCTGGGCGATATTACCTGAAATGATGAGAGTATTTACAAAAGAAGCCCTTTTGTCATTTGATGAAAATAGTAAAATCGAGACATTAACCATTCGGGACGGTGAGATTCCCCAGTGGTCATACAGGACAGAGATGTTTAATTCTGTCGCTGTTATTCCTATAATAGGCCCACTTTATTCAAAGGGTAGTTATTATTATGGCGGTTCTTCAATCTCTCTTATTGCAAAGGACTTTCAATCCGCAATAGAAGATTCGGCTGTATCCGCCATTGTATTAAACGTAAACTCTCCCGGTGGCGAGATAACCGGGGTTGGTGAACTTGCAGATATAATTTTCAATTCTCGCGGCATAAAGCCCATTATAACTTACGTTCATGGTATGTGCGCAAGTGCAGCCTTATGGATTGGCTCATCTGCTGACAAGATGATTATTGCAAGCACCGGTGAAGCCGGAAGCATCGGTGTCGTATCTGTTCACTACGATACAAAAGAACTTGACAAGAGAATTGGATATAAAGAGATTGAAATTGTTTCATCTCAATCTCCAAAGAAGCGTCTGGACGTAACAACTCCGGAAGGAAAATCAGAAGTACAGAGAATCGTTGATGAGCTTGCAGATGTATTTGTTTCAGCCGTTGCACGCAATCGCAATGTATCGGCTGAAACCGTCACACAGAATTTTGGTGAAGGCAGTGTGCTAATCGGACAATCGGCAGTCAACGCCGGTCTCGCAGATGAAATCGGGTCTCTTGAATCAGTACTCAAATCACTCAATGTCAATAAACAAACTTTATCAATAGGAGGATTCCCTATGAATCTTGAGGAATTGAAAGCAAAGCATCCTGAAACGTACAATGCAGCTCTCGCAATCGGTAAACAATCCGGAGTCGACGAGGGTAAAACTACAACTGAAACGGCATTGAAAAATGCAACTGTCGCTGCTTCGAAAAATGAGCAGGATCGCATACTCGGAATACTGTCACTTGGCAGTATTCCCGGTGCAAAAGTAATTGTCGAAGCGGCAGTAAAAGATGCATCCGCGACAAAGGAAACTGTAGCGCTGCAAATAGTGCAGGCTCAGCAGAAGGGAACCCAAACGTTTGAAGCAGCTATGGAAGACGATAACACATCGCTGCTTAACAATCTGCAAAAAATTGAAAGCTCCGCTCCCGGAGGAAAGAATAAAGAATTGACAGCCGAAGAACTCGGGCGTCGAATTGCCAAGGCTGCTGAAGGCATAAAAGTCGAAGACATTGACAAGTAGTCTGTTTGCAAAAGCGCATCAGTAAAAAGTTATGTGACATTGAAACTATAAATACGGAGGAATGATGGAAACATCAAAAATAGATAAGTTGTTTGCAGGAAACTTTCCTGTGCATACAGGCAGTGTAACACTGCTTGCAAGTGAAGGCGCACTACTTCGAGGCGCAGTGCTTGGCAAAGTAACAAAGGGTGCTGCAACTATTGCTGCCGGAACAAATACCGGCAATGGCGTGGCTGGCGCGGTTACACGTCTGGTAAAAGCCCTTGTTGGAGCCTATACTCTCACCTGTATTACAGCTGCTACAAATGCCGGCACATTCAGAGTGCTTGATCCCAATGGAAACAGATTGGCTGATTTGACAATCGCATCGGCATATAACAACGGACATTTTTCCGTTACTATCGCAGATGGCGCGACGGACTTTATTGTCGGAGATTCGTTTACAGTTACAGTCGCGGCAGGGTCTGGCAAGTATCGCCTTGTAAACAGCGCAAACACAGACGGATCAAATATTGCGGAAGCTGTGCTTGCAGAAGACAAGACTGTCGGAGCTGCTGATGTTACAAATGTTCCTATTTATGAAACCGGTGATTTCAATTCAGCAGCTTTGACATTTGGTGGAACTGATACAAGTACTACACATGCTGACACTCTCAAGAGTAAATGCATTTATTGCAATACAGTATCAGCTCAATAGTCTTAAACAGTAAACAAGTATTTAATTGTAAAATTGCTTAAATAGAAACAATAAAGAAAGAGGTTATTATGGCAATTGACATGTTCAATACGAGAACACTGCTGGCAGCTCTTACTTATATGAAAGAGCCTATCACGTTTTTACTCGATATGTTTTTCAAGGAAACTGAGCCGCTGGAAACTGAAACGATTGACATTGACATCATACGTGAAGGTGATGGCATGGCAGCGTTTTGCAGTTCATTGGTTGAAGCCGGTGTCGTCGCACCTGAAGCTTTCCAGACAAACACAGTAACACCAGGATACACAAAAGAGAATTTTCTCATTAAGCCCAGAGATTTACTTGTTCGTGATCCGGGTCAGGTTCTTTACGCTCCCGGAAAGTCATCAGGTCAGCGAGTGGAAGAAAAGGTTGCTAAAGCACTACTGATGCTTATGCGTCGCTGCATCAGGCGTGAAGAGTGGATGGCTGCACAGGCATTGACACTTGGTGCATACGACATGATCGGAAAAGGGTTTAAGACCCATGTTGACTTCGGAATGAAATCAACACACAAAATCACACTGGCCGCCGCAGACCTGTTCACAGCAACCACAACATCTGATATTGTCGGATTCATGAAACACTGCATCCGTGATCTTATCATAGAAGACAGTGGTCAGTCTTCAAACCATGTGATGATCATGGGCTCGGCAGCAGCCGAATCATTCATGGTTCATCCTCAGATTACATCAATTCTTGACAAGCTGCACATTAACATGGGCGAGATAAAGCCCAGCGAATTTAAAAACGGTGCATACAGGCTCGGTACATGGCTTGACCCTATGTGCGAACTCTGGGTTTATCAGGGCAAGTACAAAGACCCGACAAGCGGCACACGTTACAATTTGCTGCCATCTCATAAAGTTCTTTTCGGCAGCAAAAACGCCCGCTGTGAACGTCACTTTGCGGCAATTCAGGATCTTGATGTAGGCATGACTGCCGCTGTCAAGTACTTCCCGAAATCATGGCGTGAGAATGATCCATCAGGTCAGGTAGTGCAGCTTCAGTCTGCTCCGCTTCCGGCACCTCATGAGATTGACGCTTTCGTAGTGGCCGATGTACAGGCTGAGGAATAAGGAGCAAATATGTTACTCATAGCAAAACACTATATCTGGAGTAAAGTAAAAAGTCAGCATGTGCTGCCCGGTACAGCATTTGAAGTAACCGACCAATCAACGATTGATCGATATTTGAGTACCGGCGCAGCTGAAAAAGCACCGGTATTCTCAGCAGCTTCTCTGAACTTAACACAATCAGATGCCTTGCTTGCAGATGCAGCCAGAGCTGCTGCAAAGAAGGAAAACTCCGAAGTGACTGGTGGAACGCTTCCGCCAGTGCTCCCGGCAGTTCCACCTTCCGCACCTGAAAATACAGACTCTGCACTTACAGGTACGGCTGATACAGCTTCAGAAGAAAATGGGCTCGATTTACCGAATGATAATATTGAGAATGAAGCTGAAGGCAAGGTTGATGCTGATACTACCATCACCGATGGTTCAGTAACATCTGACATTGAACCTCCACCTTACCAGATTCCAGGAATCGGGCAGGATGTGATAAGCATTCTTGTCGCTGGCGGTTACGATTCTATTGACAAGGTAACAGCAGCATCAAAGACTGACCTTGTCAAGATTCCGACACTCGGCTATTCAAATGCAAATAAAATCATTAAAGCACTGGAGGCAAAGTAAATGATTCTGGGTAAAGGGGACGATCTTTGCAGAATAGTTATTTCTGAACCATCCGTAACTATCAGAAATTCAGATGTCAAGTTACGCGATGCTGAACTGGGAATGTTGAAGATATGTATTGAACAGTCGGCAATTGACGCGCCAAAAATACCTGAAGTTCGTCAGCGCATGAAAATGCTTGACGATCTTGAAAATATTACTGATACAGACAACTATATCGATCTGTCAAAATCCGATATAGAACTGATTAAAAAAACATTTGAGGCGTCTGCCGGCAGGCGGTATAACGGATGGCTCAGATGTGCACGTTTACTTGATCAGATTGAAAAGCCGACACTTCTTTCTGATTGGCTTAGATCACAGTCACAACAGAAGGTTGCTGAAGAGCATGCCTGATTTTGACATAAGAAAGTGGTTAAACACGGCTCTTGCAGAGGATATAGTCTATAATGACAAGACTAAATCCTCTGCAATCCGTGCTATTGTAGAGCGGGACGATGGTACACAGGAGGCGATTCCTTCTGTGAATAATAGTCCCTACCTCTATCCTGTACGAATAGAGGTAAGTATCGACGATGTTCCTTCTGTCGTGACCGGCAAGGTTAATGGCCATACGGTCACTACAAAAGACATCGAGGGCAAACCGGCCACCTACTCTGTTGTCAAGATTATTAAATATGACGAAGTATCACGATCATTCAAACTGGGGCTGTCATAATGGCGGATTGCAGGGATTGGCGAATAATAACAGCACTAATGACTCAGTTGAAAACTATGACTGCAGCCAATGAATACAACACAATTGTCAATAAGGTATTTATACCGAAAAAGAAATTAAAAATTGAGGTGGAAGATTACCCTGTACTGCTTGTTTTCTATAACGAAACGACGCTTGACGAAGAGGGGCACATAAAGGAAGTCAGCACTCTTGATGTGATTCTCCTTTACATAGATGGACTTGACGATAACGACACAGACGAATCTTATGTCGAACGGCTGAAAAATGTCGGAGCGGACATACGCATGTGTTTACAGAAAAACACAGCTCTCGGTGGATTATGCGAGTATATAAAAATTACAGGATCGCAACCGGTGATCCTTCCATCAAAAGATGGAGATATTGAAGCGCACATGTCAAAACTTGAAATACAACGAACACTGAATATGAAAGATCCTTACAAATAGGAGTTTACAATGGTTAAAGAAGAACAGTTTGCTGCGGCAAAATTACAAACAGTTATAGGAACCCCGGTTGCGGTGGTCCCAGCTACAGACTACATCCAGTTTTCCGAATTTGATCTTGAAGCAAATTCGATAATGGAAAAGGTCAAAATTCTTAGCGGTAAATTTTCGTCCGAGCCGTCTATACCGGGTAATATGAATGTAAATGTAAAAGGCAAAATACCTTTCTGCAGTGCCGGACTTGAGACACCTCCGGAATTTGGACTGATACTTCAGGCTGGAGGATTCGCTGCAACAATTGACACCACTCCCACAAATGGTTCTAAATACATTTACACCAGAAGTATGACAAGTAAAGATTTCTCTGCAGGGAACTATAAATGCCAGGGTGCGAATGCGATTATAAACACAGCCAGCTCCATTATGCTCAACAGTCTCAAGATTGGCCTGGAGACGGGAAAAGCTCCACTAATTGACTTTTCAGGAGTCGGCGTTGCCGGAGGCCTGAGTGTTGACTTTGAAACTGTCGGTGCGATTACAAAACCCTCAGACACAAAAATTGAATATTACAAAGTCAACGATCTCGAAGAGACGATTCTCGACACTGACTGGGAGTTTACTAAAGTCGATTTTGAGTTTACAAACAAAGTGTCTCAGAAATCAATCATGCGCGGTCTTGGATTTGGTTCCTGTGAAATCGGAGATCAGGAATCTAAATTTAGTGGATCCATCTTCATTGATACAGCATTATCAGTGCAGCCGCTCAATAGAATCCGTTCAAGTAATGTTCCGGGTGTCTTCTCTGTAACATTCGGTTCAATTCCAGGCCGTCGCATTACAATATCAACAACGATGGCGCAGCTTCAGACAACCAAACCAAGTACTCAGGGAGACATACTCACTGCAGATCTCTCCGGAGAGTTTATTGACAATACAGTTGTAATAACAGTCAATTCAGATATTACCTGATTCATAAATTAATAACAATTGATAAGGGGACTTATATGTTTATTCCATTGCATCAAAATTCGATAATGCAAGTCTATTTAAAAGAGCTTGACATTACACTACTGGTTAGACCAGTTACAGGCGAGAATGAGGAATTTTTGCTTAAAGCCATTGTAGGCGATAATGCAAAAACTAAAGAAGATCAAAAGACATCTGATAGCACAGTAACTGCTGATGAAAAGAACTTTGCTGAAATGAATGCATTCAGTAAAGCTGTTTTTAATAAGTTCGTTGTCGGTTATGTACTTTCAGATGAATCAAAAACAGAATACTTGTTTAAAGAAACCGAAAAAGCATTTGAGTTTTTCAACCAGAAAGCGGTCAGTTGGCTGACTGAAAATATCTGGGAGATAAACACTCTCAGTACTGAGCAAAAAAAAAGCTGATTCTTTTCGCACGATGGAATTTTGACAAACGAAAAGTGCTGCAGAACGCAATCAACTGCGAACAATGTAAATCTGAACGGGATAAAATCAGAAAGCGATTGCGTAAAGCAGGATGTCATAGAGTTTTTAAAAGAAAAGTTATTCGCAGAATAGAGTGTATTTGTGGGGGCAAGGATGATTGCGAATTATGTAAAGGGAAGAATATGATTGAGCTGTTTACATGTCCCCGTAACATCTTAATCGAGCCTGGTATTGGGCGTATTCTTCCCTATTTTTATGACTATATTGCATCAGGGTGCCAGATATGGCCATCCGGCAATCGTCTAAGAACACCGAGAGTTTTACAGCAGGCATTTGAAGTACTTCTAAACATTTACAATACAGAAGAATTTAAAAACCTCCCCAAAAAACCAGACGGGACTAATCATGGCTAATAAATTAGAGGTATTACTTTCGGTAACAGAGCAAGGTATGGATTCATTCAGAAAGATAGCTGAATCCATTGTCAAGCTTAAGGCTGAAGTTGGAGACAGTTCTGGTAAAGGTGGCCTTTCTGGAGCATTCAACGGTCTTGCTAAAAAAGTTATGATTGCCGGTGCCGCTGCCGGTGGTGTTTTCATTGCTTACGAAGCAATGAAAAGAAGTTTTAATACACTCTATGGCCCAGCATCTCAAATTGCCGAGGTTATAGAAAGACAATCACTCACACTTGGAATGTCAACAAGTAGTTTACAGCAGTGGAATTTTGTTGCAACACAGAACAAGGCATCTGCGGAATCAGTTACAAAAGGTTTCACGGAATTAACCAAAAAGTCATTCGAGGCATATACAGGCAATAAGGCCGCATCAGAAGCCTTTAAAGCTGCCGGTGTTAATATTCTTGACGGATCTGGCTACCTGAAAAATTCGAATACTATTGTAAATGATACCGTTGCTGCTCTGTCCGAAATAAAAAATCCTGCTGAAAGAGCAGCACTTGCCTATGATCTATTTGGAAGATCAAGCAAAGAACTACTTCCAATGCTTGCTCAGGGTAAGGAGGAACTTGACAAACAAAGAGAGTCCGCAACAAAATTAGGTCAAGTACTTGGTGAATCTGCAATATCAAACCTGACAAAAACCGGCGATGCATTTGAAAGACTAAAAACAGCATCTGCTGTGTAAACGCTCAGCGAACCCATATTTTATAACCCCAAGCGTAAACCATATTACTCCTAAA